AACTCACACAGCACTTGCCACCTGTTCTCACGATCGCGTCGATTCATCGCGGCAGCGATCACGTAGATACGCTCCGGATGCAACCTGAACGCTTGCACCTCGGTCACCAGCCAATACACCTGGTCGCATGTTTCATGGTTCCAGATCCAATAAAGTCCGCACCGCATCCACGCGGGACGAACGTTGAGAAGATTGAGCTTAAGGAACTCAGCCTCCAGCCAGTAAAAATCTATGTGGTCAAGCGAGATCAATCCCTTGCCACCGCAGTAGCAACAATCGTCGGCCAGTTGCCCACGACGCTCGCACCACTCGCAATCGATTGACTCAATTACGTCATCGATGAAACGTTCGATGCACTTATCAATTGCTTGTTCGGTTGTCATGGTCGGATTCCTTTCCGTGTTTAATGGCTGCATAGATTTCCTCTCTATGAACTGGAATGTCTTTGGGAGCGGTGATTCCAAGCCTCAGCTTGCCGCCAGAAGAAGTGACGACCTGAATGATGATGTCGTCGCCAATGCGAATCGATTCGCCAACGTCGCGTGCTAAAACGAGCATGCGTAAATTCCTTTCGGTGCATCCATTGCCAAAAACTAGGCAGGCACCACTAAGCCAATAAAGTGGCTAGTCGATCGAGACTCGATCAAGAAGCCGTTGTATACTGTCACCACTGCTTGCGTGCTACGGCTTGCAGTGATGGATTAAGATATTACCGATTTCGGTAAACTGTGCAACATGACTTGATTATTTTTTCTGCCCTATTCGTGTGCGACCTTGCTTTCCAGTAGGCGAGCATCTGAGTTTTTCCAATTGATTTGCAGGAATAACCCAAGCCCTCTCGCCAAATTTTTCCCCTCGAATTTTTTTGGTTCGGAGCAGTTGACGCACGTAACTGACAGTAACTCCGGCCAGTTCTGCGGCTTGCGTGACGGTGTAGTAGTTATTCTGTAGTATTTTGATCATTTTGCGATTATAGTTTGCCTGTATAGGTAATTCAATGCACAAAAAGAAACGCGATCGGGTAGCACATGACTCGACAACGTAGAGCCAATGCCGATCACGTTTTTTAGCGGAGAGGACAGGAATGGATGATACTAGCTCCTCCGATAGCCAATCCGCCACAACGCCCTAGCGATGTCTGTGGCGGTTTCCTCGATGGCACTTTCGTCCAAGTCCCAATGGCATGCGTGGAGCATCTCGTGGATGAGCGTGTCTAGCTCCACCTCGCCGCGGAGCGTGCTGCGGACGGTGATGGTCTTCGTGGCTGGATCGCAGAGTCCGTCGTTGCCTGGTCCAGGATTGCCGCGGTGTAGCGTCCAGTATCGTCCCCTGAGTCGCATTCGCATCATGCACCTCGCACTTCGCCACGCTTGTTAATTCGCATGTTCCGGACGCTGAAACTGCCGTCGGTGGCGATGTCTACCCACGCGAATCCGTGATTCCATCTGTTGACGCGGGCGTATTCCGGCGTGAGATCGCAGAGGCAGCCAGTGCTCCAGACGAATGTTTCCGAGTGGAACATGTCGGTATCGGCGTGGCCTGATGTCTGATGGCTGTGTCCGACAAGGACTGTGTGATGGGTTCGGAGGAATGCTCCGCGTGCAGGGTTGACTGGCGAAAAGATCGAGCGGCCCAGCTCGTGGCCGTGGAGCACTGGGAGCTTGCCCAACATGATCGGTCGTTGGTCACCGACGACCTCGATGCCAAACTGCTTGGCTTTCACTAGCTCGTCGATCCTGACGTTGGCGAGGTCGTAGATCTCGGGTGCTCGGTTCCAGATAAAATGGTCCCACCGTTCTTCGTGGTTGCCCAATTTGAAGACGATGCGTGCTTTTGGGAACTCGTGGCGAATCCATTCGAGGCCACCGATTACTAGCTTGAGTTCCTCGCTGAATCGTCGATGGTGCGGATCGCGTTGGTGCCTGGATACTTGGTAGAAGTCGGCAAAGTCTCCGTTGATGAGCAGGCAGTCTGGTGATTGCTTTTTCAACTCCTTCACGGCAGCGGAGAACGCTGTTTCGTCGTGGTATGGTATGTGGACGTCGCTGATGATACCAACACGTTTGGCATCGATCTGAAACGGTTCCCAGGCGGTTGAAAGACTCGGTGGCATTTTGGGAAATTGACCAGCAGTTCCCTTTGGTCTGGGTTGTGTTGCGAATTTCTTCTTTGCTGTTCCGTGTGCACCTCGGATCGCTCTGATCGTGCTACGCGCGGTTTCGATGGTCGCGAAGCTGTTTGGTCGGTCGGCCTTGGCTCGCTTGGCTAGGCCAAGATTGCTTGCGTCTGGAAACTTTTTACACAGTTCCTCCAGGTAAAGACGAGCAGATGTGTGAGGCGGTCCAGGTCGTTTTTCTGTCATCTCAATCCGTCCGTGTTTAGGTGTCGAGTGCTAAAAACCGTCTCCAACGCTTTGCCATCGCGTCCGCCGTGTACTCGCTGAGATCGATGCTGCATGCTGTAGCGTTCTCTATAGCATGTGCTATAGCCGATGCGTCCGAGTCCACATCGAGGATCGAAGGACCGAAGTCTCCGTGACGCTCTGCCAGATCGTTGATGATTCCTAGATTGGTCGAGACGACTGGCAAGCCAAAGTGCATCGCCTCGACGACGGACAGCCCGAATCCCTCGCTCGATGGAACAGTCGCGAAGACGTCGATGGCGTTGAGGAAGTTGCCGATGTTCCGGATGGGTTCAAGCATGCGAACGCGATCACTGACTCCAAGATCGTTGGCAATCTGGCGTACTCGTTCGGCATGCTTGGTGAGCCAACCGCAAAGGACTAAATACGCTCCATCCATCTTCGCAATGGCTCGAACTAACAGCTCGCAGCGTTTCTCGGTGGCGATGCGTCCGGTGTAGCCAACGACAAAAGCATCCTGGGGAATCTCGCAACGTAGACGCATCTCCTCGCGACTTATTGTCGGAATGAGTCGCTCGGTTTCGATGCCGTTTTCGATGGTTTCGCATGGTCGGCCTGTCCATCGAGTGACGTGCTCAGAGACGACCCTGGAAACACCCACAAGACGCCGGCAGACGCCGTGGGAACTCAGGACCCAGTCGCGTGTCCAGTCGCAGTAACCGTGAGCCAGAAGTATCAAATCAGAGTCGAGGATCGGTGCTGCCTTTGGTACGCAGCTCATGACGATCGGAACGCCATGCTTTGCCGCATCGAGTAATCGGACGCGAGGCGACATGTCAAGCAGCGTCTCGGCAACGGACTCGTCGGCAATGTTGCCGTGTACAACGGTTCCGAAGGATCGCAAACGGCGAGCCATCGAAATCGACCAGCACTCAAGACCACCGAAGTGGATCGGTTGCCAGAATGCAATCTCGGATCGCCAGAGACGGAGTGCCTCGTCGACGGTGATCTGCGGGTATCGTTTGCGTTCATTGTCAAGCTTTGCGTTGACCTCGTTATGGACATCGATGGTCCATCTAAAGAAGTCGTCGGGAGTCTCGAAGCGTGGAGGCGTTCGCTCTTTGATCTGACGATAGCCTTCCTCGCACTTGCAATAACGAGGAATGGTGCGTTCCCATTTTTCAAGCCATTCGGGATCGTTTCCGCGGTAGCGATGGAGGTGGAACCAAGGATTCTGAGCGAACCAGGCGAACGCTCGATTCTGCTGTGGCACGATCGGTTTTGGTTCCGAGGATCGTGTCTCTGGGCTCTCAAAGTGTACGCCAACTCGCATGGCAGCCTGTTAGGTGTTGAGGGTAACGACGACCGTTGGGAATGGTATGCAAACCTCGTCGGTCGGCTCAATCTGCTTGGTGAAGTTAACGGCGAACGTGTAGCTGTCGACGGTCGCAACCTTCATCTGATAGACAGGAACAATGGGATCTGCACCAGAGAAATAGCAATCGATGCAGTCCCAGTAGTTGCATTCGTTCTGCTCGTCTTCAGGTGGACCTGGATAAATCGGGTTGTCGCATGCGTCGCAATCCTGGACCCATCGGCCTGGTGCGTAGTTCTCCCAAAAGAGATTGTGGCAAGCCGTCGTTTTGATGAGGAACGGATTGCTGACAACGTTGAACGTCTCCATGATTCCGTCCTCGGTGAACCTGGATTCCGAGTGCGTGCGATCGGTTTCGCGTGGCTCGCAAGAGCATGGGTATCCGCCACTAAACTTGGCACAGACATCGCAATCGATGCCGATGTTGAAGCAGAATTGACAATTGTAGAGATAACCGATGCTGCGAATGGTTCCGCCAGTCACCGGATCGAGGCTCGCTCCGATTGGATAGAAACACAGTGAGTCGACGCCCTCGATACACGTTTCAAAGTTGCATTCGTTGACGTCTGCATCGGTAAAGGTGATCGTCTCTGGGATGTCTTCAGGTGTATCGTAAACGCGATAACGCAAAAGCCAGTACGACACTTCTGCACCAAACGTAACATCGGCGGGACAATTGAATGGCGAGTCGTGGTAAGGTTTTGTCGATGTGCATTCCTCGCCTGGTATTTCGACAGGAGGAAATCCGCTGTTAAAGTCGTAGCCCTGGATGTTTTCCTCACAGCAGGACGATTTGCCGCTCATCGCTGCGGTGCGTGTCATCGACTGCCAAGATCCGGCCCCGTGAGCAGCTCGGACCTCGACTGCACATTCGACAACGTACTTGCACTCTACGGTTCCGCCATACTCGCAAGTCATGTTGCCCTTGTATATCGATACCTTCGTTTCGCCATAGGCCCAGCGAACAGCAATCCAACGCTGAGTCTTTAACTCAACAGCACGTTCGACAGTTCCGCAGTTGTAGACGTCGTCGCAAAAGTCGGCTGCACTTGCGTCTGGCTCATCGTAAAAGAAGGTGCAAAAGACGTCGTTTTGCTGGTAGGTTCCAGGCGGATCGAGCACGTACTTTTGCGACTTAATCATCTTCGACGAAACTTGGATCGTTTCGTTGATGGTTCGATCGACGACTAGAAGCGTGTCGCATGTGTAGTAGATGGTGTCGTCGGTCGCTGTTGCGGTGTGGCAGCATCCATTCGAAACAAACGAAACGGTGTCTGTTTCCGATTCTTTGACGATAGTGACACTGGTAGCGATCTCGGCAAGTTCTGCCGCATCCATGCAGCAGGGTGAGCAGTTGCACGATCCGAAACATCCCATTAGCAGATCTCCACAGCGACCCACTTGGCATCGACTGGGAATATCAACACTATCGCATTCGCAGTGATCGGTGTCGATGTCGGTGCCCATGCGGTGTAGGTGATGGTTCCTGGACTCCAATTGCCGGAGCTGGGGAGCCTGGCCGTAACGGTTCCACTGCTGTTGCCGGCGATGCCGAGCGATCCTGCGGTCGCCAGTAGTGGCGTTTCGCACGCGATCACCTTGAGGATGTCGGTTCCGATGTCATCGTAGGCAATCGCGGTAAAGGAACTCCCCTTGGTAAGTTCAAAGGAATCTACCGCAGGTCCAAGCCTGGTTCCGCATGCGTAGGATGTTCCGTCGGTGAGTGCTCGGAAGATCGGACCAGATTGAGCAACGCCTAGATCACCTGCCTCGACCTCGTAAGGACCATTTAAGAGGAACGGTGCCATCACGGAGTTGGTGTAATCGAACGGTCTGGCGATCTGCAAGTAGTTCTGGCTTCCGATCTCCTGGACGCCGTTGACCTGGATGCATCCGTAGGGAGGAACTGTATGGCTCGACAGATTGATGAAGTAGATCGGTGGAGCGATCGCCGGTCGCATGTCGGTACTTGCGACATCGATTCCTCGCTCAAAAGCAAGCGTGGCCTGCCAGATTCGGCGAGCACGCTCGGGAGTAAAGGCTCCGATCTCAACGTCTGGCATCGATTAGCCTCGGGTGTCGCATAGGAGAGATACTTTGTAAACCGCTGGAGTGACCGCGGTTCCAGTCGCTGCGTCGTTGCAGGCGATCGACATGCGGCATTCAAGTAGCTTGCCAGCCAGACTGGAGCCAGTGACGGTGAAATCGTAGTTCGCTGCCGTCAGTGAGTTCATGCTAGTCGCCGACGTTGTAACCAGATCGGAACCAGGCGATCCGGACGAGCCAGCATACGCCTCGAAATCGATGGTGCATGTGGTATCGGCAACGGTTGTCTCCATCTTTGCATTGGCTCGGATTTGAATCGTCTGCCCGTTTTCGAAGTTGGGAGGCACAGGGATCGAAAAGTAGATCCGTCGCGTGGTCGCTCCAACGGCCTTTAGATCGCCAGCGGTGATCCGGACAGGGTTCGTGCCCCAGGTGCCAGTTACCAAGCCGAGATCGTCGCTGGCCGCTGCGGAAACGGGATTGGATGCGACCGCGTCCCAGACTCGGAACGCAGAGACTGGAACAACGTACTCGGCGAGAACTCGCTGAGCCATCTTTGTTGGATCGATGTTGGCATTGGCGGCGATGTCGACATCGTTGATCGAGGAATCGGGAAGGATAATTGTGACGTTTGGGATTGTTGCCATATTAGAGCAGTCCTAATGCGTTGAAAGGGAGTGAATCGTAGAGCTTGAACTCAAGCCAGTTTGCAATCTGTTCTTCACCCTCAGCGGGTACGGGAAGTCGATAACCATCCGAGGCTAGAAGTACCTTGCGAGTCATCGGTTCTTTGTTGCCGTCGACAGCTCGAACAATGCGAGTTCCGGCACCTGGCCCGGACAGATCAATCTTTTCGTAGAAGCCTTCATGACGGACGCGAGCGTACCAAGCCTTTTCGGCGGTTGTTCGGTACGGGTAACGGAATCGGATCTGTGCAGTAATTTCCCAGTAACCGCCAGTCTCGCCAAAGACATTGGACGCACTGAATTTCATCAATTTTGCGGTTCCAGGAGGCCAGCCTAAAAAGTTGTCTGAGTTGACCGCTCGGCGGTAGCGTGCCTGGACATACGGCGAAAAGCTAATCATGTTCCGTTTGATACTGACCGTCTGATCTGGGATGAGTGCCTTGACTCCCTCAATCGGTTCACGGTTGACAGTTTGAATTGGTTTGCCGTCGAAGTCCTCATCGATCTCTTCCTCGCTTTCGACGTCGTCCCAGTCGATGCGAGGTGGAGCCATGATTGGATTGTTGGGCTCTTCTGGATCGGTGCCAGGTGCAATCTCGCCGTTGTAGTCGATCGTCATCATCCATAGGACAGGAGAAATTCGCTCAAGCGATGCACCATCGGCGTAGACAAATGGGAAGTCATCGCTGAAAGACGAACCGGCAGCGGGGATTCCGGTCGCTTGGTAGATGTCCCATTCGACAGCGTTGGGCGTGCTGGTGATCTGGTAGGCACGCTGAAGCTTGACCGTGAGCTTTCGGAAGTTGTCTTCCAGTCGCACGTCATGAGCGGGCTTTGACCACATTTCGGTGACTTCAAGGGCTGGCATTACTTGATCACCTCAAATTTTACTCTGTCGAGATTTGGCGTTTTCAATGGTTCCAATTTCTTGATGGCTTCCTCAACCTTTCCAAGTTGCTCAACGGTTAGCTTGGTATTCTCGACGATCTTCTTTTGATCGTCCTCGCGTGGACCACGACTAAGCAATCGAGATTCAAAAGCCGCGTTGCTGGTCTGCTCGATTGCCTTCGCGTCCTTCTTTTCTTTCGATGCGTCCATTGCGGCCTGAGCTGCGGCAATCGCTTCGGCGGTTCCCTGGTCGAGTCCCTGCTGCTGAAGTCGGAATGCGTGGGCGGCTTGTTCGCCTTGTTCGATGGCGATCTTTTGTTCCTGGAGTCGTTCCAGTTCGCTCTTGCGTAGGTCGTCAATCTTTTGGATGCGTGCTTTTTCTTCCTCGTCGGCCTTCTTTTTGGCGTCTGCCTTTTCCTTTTCGAGGTCGACCATCTTCTGTAGGTTGGTAATGATCTTTGCGTCTTGCTCGGATTTGCCCTCGGCAAGCATCTGAGCCATCTTTGCATCTTCTGCACTCATCGTCAGTTCGTTGTACTGTTGACGAAGTGCCTGCATCTGAGAGAGAGAATTGGCAGAGATCTGCTTTCGTTTTGCTTCGGCTTCGTCCTCGGCCTGTTGCTTGTCCTTGATGGCTTGGACCTCGAGAGCACGAATGCCGTAGATTTTTCCGATTTCGTTTTTCTGTGCACGCATCTGGTCGATGAGTTGCACATCTGCGGCAAGTTCGTCCTGCTTCGCTGCGAGGTTCCTGCCACGCTCCCCAGTGACTCGACCGAGGGCATCGGTGGCATTCCTCATCTTGTCGAGTGCAGTTACGCCTCTGCCGTAACGAGCCTCGATCGTTTGAAGATTCTTGTCGATCGAGTCGTAAAGCTTGCGAGCTTCTGCGGCTTGCTCGTCAGGATTCTTGATGAGTTGGACGTCTTCGAGATCTTCGGCGAATCGCATGCCTCGAACAGTGTTGGCAGCGTCTCTCAATTCCTGGATGCGAGCCCGCGATTCCTCTAGCAGCCTGTTCCATTTGTCGGTCTTGAAGATTGCGTTGCCGATCGACTGGCCGACGTTGAACGCGAGAGTAGCAACGAGTCCCACCAGACCAGCCTTGAACGCCAGAGCACCAGCACCTCCAGCCTTTTGCATCTCGGCAAATTGTCCTACCTTTTCAGTGACTCCCGCCAACTGACCTGCATACGACGCCAGCTCCGTTCCGCCCAATTGACCAGCGAGGACGCCAATGAACTCGGTGGAAGCTTTCGCCTTGGCTCCGGTGTCCTTCACCGACTTGATATTTTGATCGATTGCCTGAGCAGCAGCAGCGACCTTTGCAGACGCTTTGTCCTCGGCCTCGATCAAGATCTGAACGGATTCGCTAGCCACGGTGAGCCTCCGCCTTGATCATGAGTTCATCGAGTTCCAAGAAACGTTGTGCATCGACAAACCAGACGGCCTGGTCGAGTGCTCCGCCAGAGACGGGTGGCAATCCCTTTTGGTAGAGATCGCACAGTCCAATGACGTCGACAATAGGACGGCAGAATCGATTTGGGCAACCCTGAATGCGTACCGAACCCTGAGCACACTGCGAGCACCCGGACCCGTTGCAATGCGGGCACTCGATTTCAATTGGTTCTTGTTCGGTTCCCATGTCCACGCACTCCTTGTCGCTGCAATGCCGGCAGAGTTTTCCCTGACGGATCAAAGCAGCGACTCGCATCATTTTTTTTCGTCGCCACTCATTCGCTGGTTGTAGGCAACCTTGCGCAACAGTTCGATCGATTCGTTGTAGCTGAGCACATCCTCGATCGCGTCAGCGGTGTACTCGCGGCCCATGTTTCGCCAGTCGGTTAGGACTCGCTTCAACTGCTCGACCGCTGCATCGAAAACTTGAGCGACAGTGACGCCGTCGGCGTGCAGCATGTCGATCGCTTCCATGATCTTTCGCTGACCTCGCATCGATTGCGAGCGAGCCACAAACACCGGACGCGAGGCCACGGGCTTGTCTGCATCGCTATCGAGAACGATTTCAAACGATTGATCAGGTTCTAAGAAAATCGGCATAACCCCTCCTCAAAAAAACTAGGTAGCAGCGGTGAAGGTGATCGACACCTCTTGGTCCGCTGTCGAGCCGTTGGCATTGCATTGCCAAGTGATGTCATCGACCACGAGTCGCTCGCGGTCGGCCTCCGAGATGGAGGTGATCTGAGCTTTCGGAGCTGCGATGGTGATCTTGCTGTTGGTCGGCCCATCGAGATCGAAAGTGAGTGCGTGCTCGCTGTAGTCGAGCAGTTTGCCGTAGCGATCCTGAGTCGCGACAAGCTTCGATTCTGGATTGCCAGTGATGGTGCACATCCGATTGGTGACGATCGCGGCCAGGAATCCAGCAGCGGTGCCAGCAGACTCGCGCAGAAGGATCGTATTGCCGCTGTCGAGAACCAGGCTTTCTAGGTGCAAGTCGACGCTGTTCCATGTGGTCGTTGACGATGCAAAGCGGAGAGGTGCAACCGTCGGATACGTTGGAGCGATGATTGCGGTGTCGGTTGGTGTTTCCCATACGCCGGTAAACTCGAACTCAAGGAACGCCGTTTTTCCGGTTGGGCAGTTCCACTTGAAGGTGCCCATGCAACCCCGAAGCAGCTTTCGCATGCCGTCGATGTAGACGCCGATGGTCAGTGTTTTGACGTTGGTGCCTGGTGCCTCGGTGCGAGGTGTGTAGACCTGGCCTGATTTAACCCAGCCGCACGCAGGCAGGAACGTATCGGCCCAAGCTGGCTCCGTCGCGGTCCCGTCCCAATGTGCATCGTGCTTAAAGGTGACCTTCCCCTTGTAGCCGCCGGCAACGCTGGGACGCATGCCGAAAGATCCCTGGCCCTCACGCTGTTCCATTTCCGTTTCGGTCTGGATCATGACGTCGTAAGCGTTGAATGCTGCCTCCGCCGTAGTCAAAGCTTCGGCGGTTCCGGGAGTAGATTCGATCTTTGCGGCGAGGACTCGTTTGCGTTTGAGTAGCGTCATTTAATTGGTTCCTAATTCAGGTGACGTGCGTAGTTTGATTTTGCCCTCGGCCGCCAGTGTGACCTCGCGGAGCCTGCGTTTGATTTCGATGGGTAGTCGCTCAGCGGCGATTCGAGCGGCATCGCTGGCAATGCTGGTTTGGGTGAAGTAGTCGCCTGGACTCTTGCCGAATATCTTTCGGAGCTTGCGTCCGCCCTCTTCCCGTTTGTAGACGTGTCCGCCCCACTGTCGGACGATGAATCCATCGAGGACGCTGGTCCAGCCGCCGCCCATGTTCGTCTTGTAGCGGACTCCGGATCGGACTCGCTTCCCCTTGCGAGTCTTTCCGTACTCCATCGCTTCGTGCCATCGAGCTGGAAAGGCATGCCCCTTCCAAAGCTTGATCGTGACTTGTGGACTGTCAGGCGATGCGTTGTTCTTTTTGATGACAGCCTTCTTGAGCACCTTCGCCTTGGTGTAGGTCTTCGATGTGTGCTTGTTGGTGCTGTGGAGCTTGAAGTTGACGACCTTGCCGAGCTGCTGTGCGGCCTCGACGCCAACGGTCCTTGCAGTGCGGTTAACGGCAGTCGCGAGATGGCGTGCCAGATGATGCTCGAACCGACCAAGATTCTCAGCAATCTTTCGGAGGGATTCCTGGTTGACGTCGACCTTAAAGTTGAAAGCATCGTTCATGTTCTCACCACCGTTGGATCTCCCTCATCCGTCCTGTAGGTGACAAGCAGAGGTACATTGACTCCGTCGAGCCCGCCATCTGCGGAGACGTATTCCGGTGATCGAAACTGAGCATCGACGGCAAGTCCGCCGAGAGTGTGCCAAGTAGAAGCGACGCTACAGACAGCACGCACAACGTCAGCATGAAAGAGATTGAGCTGTTCGTCGATTGTGGAGGCATCGCGTTCGCTCGGCATCAGGTGGCATCGGATCTGGTACGTTTGGCGATAGGCGACAGCTGGCGGATTGCCTGGTCGCATCAGTTCCTCGACGATCTCAGCCGATCCCTGCACGAGAACGATTTGGCGATCGCGAGGTGTAAAATCGGTGGAGCGTGTTGGTCGCAGCACCTCGCAGACGTCGATCGGATAACTTGTAGGATCTCCGATCATCGCCTGTAAGCGTCCAAGCAAAACGACAGCGATCTGTTCGTTGACTGCTAGCGGCATTCTAGGACCAACATCCCCTCGTCATGCGACAGAAGCTTGGTAATGGTACGGCGTTCTGGTTTGCGTCCGACCCGGACGGCAAACGCGATTGCGTCGCCGCCGAGGTCAAGTTCTTCGCTAGAAATCCCCTGCGTGATGTCATTTGCAACGCTGACCTCAAAGACGGGAGTAATTGTGTCTCCGTCCTCGGGCAGAATCGCTAGAGCGTCTCGGACCACGATCGCGTTGATTGATCTCGATTTGCCAGTCCGCTTGATGTAGCTGACCGGCTCGGCAAAATCGTTCGGATTCGCGAACAGGTTAATCGAGTCGCTCTGTATGACATCGTGCAAGGTCATCGCTTACCGCTTGCACTCCACCGACACGTAGTCGATGGTGACGCTGTTGACATTCGTCGATGCAGTCTTGCTCATCTGAACGAACGGTTGCAGCGAACTGGTTGCAGCGGCCATCGTGAAGGTCGTGGTCGATGCGACCCGGTTGCCGTCGACGTAAAACTTGACGTCAGACTTTCCGCCAGTGAAGTCGATGACGCACTCGCGATAGGTAGCGACCAAAGACAATCCGGTTGCTTTGTCGTCGTTGTCGGTCGTTCCGTCGTCGGACTCACAAACAATCGCGTTCGAGCCAGCAAGCTTGAACTGTGCGTTGTTTGCGGTTGCGTCGGTGTCGTCGTTGCGTGCCGATTGAAGTCCGAACGCCAAGGTCGTTGCAGCGTTGAGCGTCGCAACGGTCTTGACGATGAAGATCGCTCGCTGGATGTTGTCGATGTCAAAGCAAAGCTTGTCACCAAAATCCAAGCAAACGTTTTGCACTTCGTTGGCACTGTCGAACGTCAGTGCAATCTCTCCGGTCGCCGATGGGCTGACCGAAGCATAGGTGGGAGTTCCACTGGACGAGGTGTCCGTGATCTTCCAATTTCCTTCACCGACCGTTGCGGTAAACGTTCTTCCGCCGAAGAAGTCATCTTCGAATTTCGCGTGATTTACAAATCCAGCCATGTTTTTAAGTTCCGTGTTTTTAGTTTGTTTTGGATCAGAGAATGCCCCTGAGCCGAAACTCAGGGGCGTCAGTTGTCGGAAGTCAAATTAGGTGCGGTTTCCGAAGACACCGCGGTGATCGATGACCGCTGCGGCCATCGTCTGACGCACGTAGTAATGGTACGTGTCGTTGTCCTTGTTCCATTCGCTTTCAAGGACCGGGGACTCTTCACCGTTGAGGAATGTGATTTCCACGGTGTCGATCTGCGAGTTGTCGGCGATCGCGTACCAGTTGGTAGCACTGTTCGCATCGAGCAACGCGGTCGAAACGACTTGGAGAGGTCGAACACCGTTGACTCCATAGATGTTGACAACGCCTTCGTTGCCGTTGCTCTGTGCGTACGAGGCACTATTGACCAGCTCCAATGCGGTCGCAGCGTAGGCTTGCGGAACGAGAAGCGTTCGGGGGCTGAGGTTCAAATAGACGTCGCTGCTCAAACCTTTTTGAAGTGCCATCAACTTGAACGCTTCATTCAGTGTCGTGACGCTTGGTGCAGCAACGGAAGTTGCAGTGATATTCGTGCCGCTGGTGTGCGATGCAGAGAACAACGCAAAGCCGTCCGCCATCGTTGGGTTGGCGAGGAGTGCGTCGTAGACGACCTTCTCTTGAGTCCGGCGAGCTGCGTTTCCGTGCATGGCTGGGATTCGCGACAGTGCGTCGAGATCGTCGTTGATGACGGTTTCCCAGGTGACGGAGAACTTTTTGCCGAACTTCTCAACCTTGTACGATCGCTTGGAATCGCTGATTGATCCCTCTGGGTACGGTGCCCCTTCGGGAACCATTTCCAAGTTTGGCGATTCGCCAAGCTGGATGCGGTTGATGTTCTTGAAGTCCTCGACCGATTGAGCTTGGCGAGCCCAAAGCGACCATGTGTACGGTGCTTCTTCGTAGGCGGCTCGCAGCGTCTTTGTTGCTGCGTCGAGCAACAAGTTGGCAAACGATCCACTGGTGTGGTACGCTTCAGCCGAACGTCGAACGTTGAGACGGTTGAAGGTGGGTTCGTGACCCATCGCCATCCGTGCGACGTCTTGGCGAGTGTATCGCTCAGGATTGATGCCCATTCGGCGAACGCAAAGTTCGGCCAAACGGTAAACGCCCAGGTTGCGGAATTGCTCCGATCCTTGGACTTGTGGTGCCTGTCGCTTGACTTGTCCTTGGAAACATCGCTGGACGAGGCCAGCGGATGCGACTTCCATGAACTTGTCTTGCTCGGACACGGTGACTGCAATGCTGGAGCCTTCGATGGCTCCGCTTCCCAATGGTGTTTGAGCCATTCTTCGAATAATCTCCTGTCGGGCATCTGCAACAGAAACGTTGTCATCGATGAGCTTGTCTGCGAGTGCCCGATCTTGTCTCGCGAGCTTCACGTCATTGATGATGGTTTGGCGGCGGATCTTTTCGGCAGCAAGTTGGCGTGCAACCTCGGCCTTGACCGCTTCTTCTTGAGATGGTGCAGCGGCGACCATTTCGGCATCCGCTCGAACCGCTTCGCCCTCCATTGGTTTGTCTTCATACATCGATTGGATCTCTGGCATCTCTGGTGCCTCGATCGCTTCCGAGCCGGCTGCACCAGCAAGAAACGTGATGATTTGAACTGGATCGGTCATACCTTCCGGCACGCCGAGTTTTTGAACTGCGGCCATGAGTGCCTCGTCCATTCTCGTAATCCCTTCCCGGTCGCTAGACCGACGAACAGTAGAATTTGGATCTGCACCCGTTGCACAGATCGAAGCGTTGTGTGGCTCCCAAGCGGTGACAATCTCCGCTGGTCCATCTATCACGTTCCCACTCGGAGTCGTGTATCGTTGACCCTCTGGCACGTACTGTCGTGCGAGGATTTGTGCGTCAATGCTGAAGTCGTTGAGGTGTCCCTCGTTGTATCTGGTCGCAATCTTTTGGCTTTCGTCGTCGCTCGCGAACTCGGGGAGTCCAACGAGTGCATCGCCCTCGATCTTGATAGATCGGATGGAACCGAAGACATTGCGAACGGTTTGATCGTTGTGGCTGTCGACGATCGGTAGCTGATTGCGATCCTGTCGGAATCGCACTCCGTTCATGAGCAGTACTTGAGCAACCCATTGACGCCTGGCCTCGTCGTAGACCATGACAGGAGTCTCGGTGGCGATGACTGCCTTGCCGTCCTTGATGACTCCGAACTGTCGCTGGATGACCGGCGATGGATCGTTCTTTGCGATCGCTTGTGCAATCTTCTTGCGACGGATTGCGTTTATTTCGGCAAGTGTCATTGAGGCACCTCGGCTGGCAGAGTGTCGACAGATCCATCCTTTGCGTCATCGATGAGTGCTTGTGCGTTGGCGTCGTTCATGCCGATTGATGACAGGAACACCTTGGCAGTTGCTTCGCCGATGACTCCGTTGGCGAGATCGTCCAGCGTCTTGGCGATCGCTTTGCGGTTGCGGTTGAACTGGAGAGTTGACAGGCCCATCATCTCGCCGCTTCCGATCGGTGTTGGCTCGCTGGGAGCCGCCATCGAGGATTGAGCCGCTGATACGTCGACCTGCTGCTGCTGCAAGGTCTTGAGCCCGAGCTGCTCCATGAGGCGACGCTCTTTGGATTGCTGGTAGAACACCGATCGCCATGACTTGCCACGCTGACCGAGTTCGGTCTGGTAGGTGGACATGAAATTCTCGATCGCGTCCTTTGCAGCGGCTTGCTCAGACTGGGGATCGACCCATTCCCACTCTGGCGTCTGCCACTCCACCGGAACGGCTCTGCGACGATCACTAAGCAAATCGGCGGAGGAGGGGAACGCCGGCAGGGAGCTGAGTGCCGCGGCGTCGCAAAACGCGTCCCAGGTGGGTTGGAGGAAGTGGCGAATGAGGTACTGCTGCCAGCATCGGAATCGACGACGATCCTCAAGCTGGCTGGTTCTGGACGAGCTGTAGGATGTTTGGCTGTAGTCGCGAGCTACGGTTTCGTAGGATAGCCCTGTTCCAACCGCGATGCCTCGGAGGATGAGAGCGATCCACGGTTCTGCTCCAGCAGTCGGTCGGCCCGGGTTGATCCCTTCGACCGATTCGCCTGGCGACAATCGCACGATCTGACCTGGTTCAAGGTAATCAAGCTTGTTCCCGGCTGCGTCGACTGAATCTCCACCATCAGGATCGGACAGCGATCCGATGGGTGTTTCGGTCTTGATGGCGACGGTAAAGCAGGATGCAACCGCGGAGGCTTGGAGTTCGTTGTCAACGTAGGTGCCGAGGTCGCGAATCCAACTCAGTGCCGGTGCAAACCACGAGACGCCTCGCGTTTGCCCGATTCGATCGTGGCGATAGAGGTGCAGGATCTCATTGGCTGGGATGCGTTCTGGTGTCCTGGTGAATGACCAAGGTTGGAGCGGGTGGTCCTTGTAGATCCAGTAGGCAACGGGTCGGCCAAGATCGTCGAGTTCGACGCCGCGAACGATGCGGTTCCCAGTGGAGTTGTCGAGGTGTGCCGCGTAGTTGTCCTTGTCGCCGGCAAGTCGATCGGCTTCGATCAGTTCGAGTGCCAATGGGACTGGCCGATAGATGCCTCGGTATTCGCTAGATGGAAGTCGGACGATGCGAATCAGCACTTCGCCAGCTTCGACGATTTCACGCTGTGCCAGCGACTGCATCTCGTCAAGCGTGTACTGGCCGTTGATCTCGCAGACCTCAGCCCACTCCGACCAGATTTTGTCTCGCTCGTCGTTGATGGCTTCGACGTCGTCGCCCTGTGGTGTTTCAAACGTAGACTGTGCCTTGATGCCGCAACCGACGACCGACGAAACGATCGTATCAACGACGCCCCATGCGTAAGCGTTGTTGCGGACGAGATCGCGGCCCCATGCTCGAAGGCGATCGGCTCCGAACGGACCAAGCAGTTCCTGGTCGGCTGGGTTGTTCTTTGGGACTCGGTTGCTGCTGACTCGGGATGGCTCGGCTCCTTGATAGGAACGCATGAGTTTTCGAGCTTGCAAGCGACGGACGCCAGCGAGCGGATCGATGGCAGAAACGATTGAATCGATCAGTCCTGCGATCATCGGCGATGCCTCGACAGTTTGCCAAGGGAGAAACCGCCAGATCCGCTCTCTCGCTCAACCTGAGTCTGCAACATGCGACGCTCTTTTAAGAGGCTCGCAAGGTCGAGTTTGGTAACGCTTCGCGATCCAATGGAATAAGACGACGCACCTCCGGTGAGAAGTGCTTCGATCGCAGCGTCGATTTGTACAAGAAGACTTGCAGCAGATGCCATGCATCAAGGATCACATGGCATGCCTGGTGCGTCTATTTGCAATTGCTATGCAGGTTGCAAACGTACAAAAACTTTATCCTTCCTGTGCCCAGGTGTTGCCACACATGCCACACCGACAATAGCGGATTGATCCGTGTTTGCTGTACACTCGGACGTAGCTCTCGCCTGGCTTTCGACGCGTCACGCACAACGTGCAATCGCGTGGCATGAATCGACGAGGCTCAACGGGAACCTCGGCGACGGGTGCCTCGATCGTTTGCGTTTCTTGTGACTCCTGAGGTCGCTGTTTCTTCCTTGCCATCACCCTCTCCTCTTTGGTATCCAACCGCCCTGACGTTGCTTGAATCGAGTTCCGTGCTGATGCCTGGACTCGACCGGCTTGGCTTGCTTCTGCTTCTCGGCTTGCTGCTTTGCCTGAATCTCGATCTCCGATGGAGCTATTAGCTTGACTCCGCACGCTTCACCGGCAGCTGCGGCCATGTAGGTAGCATCGAGCCAGTGGTTGTTGTCGTTGCGGACTGCCCAGTACTGCTTGGTTCCCTTGCCTTCTTTGAACTCGCTGACGAACTCCTCGGCGGTAATGTGCTGACTGTAGGACGCGTGTCTCTGCGATCCGTCGAGCGTGAACAACGACAGAGATCCTCGACGAAGCATGTTTTGCTCGTCAAAGGTCGGTGTAAGGAATCGCTCGTGGACGAACTGTTTCCAGTAGGCCGTGTCAAGTTCGTAAAGCCACAATCCAGCAGATGTGAGACGGCTGGCGTGCATGTTGGCACCGGCAATGATTGTGGCCGTGTTCGCCTTCTTTGGCGTGTAGGGTTGATAACCCTTCGACGGATGGAACACGCCGCCAACCTCGCGGCAGAACTGGTAAGCCGCGTTGGTAAACGATCCCGAGTCGACCATGCAAAAGTCCACTTTTCGCTCGGTTCCTGACCCGTCGACGAATTTCTTTTGGAGCAGTTCGTCCCGCCAGTTTAGCAAGGCGTTGTAGATCGCAGGCTCAGACGCTTCGGCGTCCATTCCTTTGTCGGTTCCGTACACTTCAGCGACACCGTAATCGACAACAACACCGCCAGCACCGTGCCACCAGGCCGTGACGACCCAATGGCATCGGTACTTGCCAAGGTCGATCGCTGCGGTGAGTGCCGTTGCATTTATGGGTAGCTGACGTCTGGCAAGTCCGCTCATCCTGGATTGCACGATCGCTGCGGTGAGCCCAGCTCCGACCGGACCCGATTCCTCAGGAGGATCGTTGTCGATCTCGGTCGCAACCGACTTTGGCCCAACGTCAGCAACGCGGTTGTAGTAAGCGTGAATCGCAGAGAGCTCCAATGGCTCGCCATCGGAGTGCAGTTTTCGAGAGTAGCTGTTTGGGTTGCTGACAACGCATCCCGCCTCGATGATCTTTCGGTTGTCACGCCAGAACCGATAGGCTTCGCGTGCGTCTGGATCATCTGACTTTCGACTGCGACGCTGATCAATGTACTGCTCGACCATGTCCATACGGTCTGGAGGCTGGACCATCTTGCGGTATCGCTTGCCTCTCCAGGACGGTTTGATCTTAGGATCGGTAAACCGATAGGCGATGCAACGTCGATTCTGGCAGGTACACAGCATGACGCGAGGGATTCGCTCGGCACTGGCACCTAGACCAGCAATGTCCGCTTCGATTACTTCCTCGTTCTTGGCAATGAGCACATCCGACGCAGCTGCTTCGCGATCCTCGATGTCGTCGATGATGGCAAGCGTCGGACGCATCGATCGGAACTTGGTTCCTCGCACCGGACCATCGACTCCGAGGCAGTACAGCACCTGGCCGCATGAAGCAGGAACCACGCTCTCAGGCCAATCCGGACCAAGCTGCCAACGCCCGATCGTAGGGAATGCGATGTGATCCGCTGCAAGTTCGATGTTGGTGTTGACGCCTGATACGGTCTGCATGCGTGCTCGACTGGACCATCCTCCAACCGCTTGCATCGGAATCCCAATCTCTGGGTAGTCGGCAACGAATAGTTCGTTCTGTTGCAGTTGCTCTTTGATGTCCTTGAGTTCCTGCTGCGACTTGCCTTGGCTTTTGCCGATGACGACTGGGAATGTGCTCATCCCCATGACCATCAGGTAAAGTGCGGCTCTGGTCGCAATGGTTGTTTTTCCTTCTCCACGAGGACCAGCGATCGCTTGATCTCCACCGTACATCGCGGCATCTATGATGGATCGCAACATCGACTTCCTGTCACCTGTAAAAGCCTCGCCGAATTGACTTGAGAAGTAGGTTGCAAGCCACATCTCAGGATCTGTTTCGGCCTTTAGCCTTCGCTCGACGCTTGCCGGCGGAGGGATCTTGAGATCGCGTAGTGATGCTCGGCGTCGCTTCTGGTACTCGGCTTGCCTCTCCTGCTCGGTCGCCTTGCTCGCTTGGACTTTCGATGGCAATAGTTTTTCCAGCTCTGGAAGCAAGCTCAGATAGTCGCTCAGGTCCGAGGTGCTTAGCGATTGCAACCAATCTGGCTCGATGTTCGTGCTCATCGGATTGTTCCATCTTCTCCATCTCGATGTTTTGCTGATCTGCTGCAATCAACGCACGAGCTGCTGCTGTCTTTTCCCTGGGACTTGTCTCTGAGTCGACCAAGATCCTGCCAAGTGACTTTACGATCACACCCCTCATAGCCTCGGGGATCGGCCAGCGTTCTTTCAATGCCTTCTCCCATAGTCGCGTTTCTTGAATGCTCACTGCTCAAGCACAGCCTTGTTCCCGGTTAATGTTTCCCAGCGTTTTACAATCACGTCGCAGTAAATCGGATCGATCTCGAATCCATAGCAACGTCTCCCTAGTTGCTCACAGGCAATCAGCGTTGATCCAGAGCCGAGAAAACCGTCGACAACCAGATCGCCCTTCTTGCTCCCGTGTCGAATCCCCCTGGCGCACAGAGCGATTGGTTTCATCGTCGGATGCTCTTGGTTTCTCGCGGGCTTATTGAAACGCCAAACCGTATCCATTTCGTCAGAACCGTCATAAACGACGCTGCAGGTTGGTGCTTTGATTTGTACAGTGCGACCGTTAAACGAAATCGTTATCAACTGCTCGCCATCCGACTTAGCCACTGTCACGCCTTCAAAATCGTCAATGACGGTTGTGTTCTTTCGGTTTCCGTAGAATCGATGCGATGCGCCAGAACGCCATCCATACAGGATTGGTTCGTGCCGCCACTGGTAATCCTGCCGTCCGAGGATTAGCGTATTCTTTACCCAAATGAGGCACTGCTTCATCTCCCATCCTGCCTCGGAGAATGCCTGCCGAAAGTTCCTCCCTTCTGAATCTGCATGGCAAACATACGCCGCGCCGCCTGGAGCCACCACTGTCGCGAGCGAGCTGAACACATCGCGAAGAAACTGCAGGAAGTCTCCGTCTTTCATACTGTCGTTCTTGATGACTAGTTTGTCCTTGGTCTTCCCTTCGTAGGCGACATTGTATGGTGGGTCCGTAAACATCATGTCGGCATACTCGCCGTCAAATACCTTCCCAACGAAGTCCAGGTCAGAGCAGCTTCCGCATCCAACCTTATGGTCGCCCAACAACCAAATGTCTCCCGGTTTCGACACTGCGACCTTTGGTGCTGATGGAGCGTCGTCTTCGATTGTTTCGCTGTCGTCGACTTCGCCAGCAAGTAACTCAGCAAGTTCTTCAGCCGTAAAACCTGCCGCTAATGCGATCTCTTCCGATTCCGTCAGCAAGCCATTGAGTTGAGCCGCTAAGGCG